AGCTGGTCGGGTGAAGTAATATCTATTAAGGCGGGTCAAACCGCCTTTTATAACTATTATAAATATTAGTATGAAATCATTTAAACAAGTAGAAGAAATTGATTGTATCTGTGAAGAACAATATCAAGACTTAGTTATTACTGAGGCTGAGTATCAAGGTAAAACAGTTAAACTGAACGACCCGATACGAGGTGGTAGTAAGAAGTTTTATGTTTATGTCAAAGATGGCGATAGGATTAAAAAAGTATCATTCGGTGATACGACAGGATTATCAATTAAAAGAGATGACCCTGCTCGTAGAAAATCATTTCGTGCAAGACACAAATGTGATACAGCAAAAGACAAAACAAGTGCGAGATATTGGTCATGTTATCAATGGCGTGCTAATGCACCGGTGAATAACTAATGACAGATGTAAATGTACAAACTAGACAGCCGTCTATTATAGACTATGCAAGTCCTATACAGTTTAGATTTAAGTGTTCTAAACTACCAAAAGTAGAATTCTTCTGTCAGACTGCAAACATTCCTGGTATCGGATTAGGTGTAGCAGATATCGAAACACCACTCAAATCAATACCTTTTCCTGGTGATAAAGTTACATATCAAGATTTGGCAATATCATTTCTTGTAGATGAGAATTTAGAAAACTATAAAGAAATACATGACTGGATAATTGGTCTTGGTGCACCACAGAATCACAATCAATTTGCAAACTTCAGGGCAACATCTAGTGATAGATTTCCTGGCACATCATCAAGTAATGCTATAACAGGTCAAGCAACAGCCGACCCTCTGCCTGAAAGTGGCATGTATTCAGACGCAACATTGACAGTTTTAAACAGTAAGAACATTGCCGTAACAGAAATAAGATTTCACAACATATTCCCAACATCTCTTGGTGCATTATCATATGATGTACAGGCAAGTGATGTGAATTACCTATCTACAGCAGTAGATTTTAGTTACATGTATTATGAAATAGTACAACTGTAACGCTTGACACATCAGACTAGGTCTGATATAATTAATATACTATAACTATACATAATGGATAAATAATGGCTTCATATCAAACAAAATCTGCTCGACCAAAACGATATCTAAAAAGTGAATTCTCAGTTCCAATATATACGGCTGAACTTAATTTAGATGTTAAAAATTTACAACACTTCTGTAAAAAACATCAACAAAAAAATAAAGAAGGCGAACAAAAAAGTAATAATGGTGGCTATCAATCAAACTTTATCTTACCACATAAAGGTCCCTTAGACCCACTCATTAAAGAAATAGAATCAAATGCAAATATATTTGCTCAACAGTTTCTTAACAAAAAAGTTACTCAAAAAATAGAATCTATATGGATGAATACTAATTCATACAAAGATTCAAATAGAGTTCACAATCACCCAGGTTCTGCTATATCAGGTGTATATTATATTAAAACTCCAAGTAGTGCTGGTAATATTGTTTTTCAACACCCAGCAGTTGACGAATTAGGTTTTTATTATAATTCTTTTCAAGCTCTTCCTGGCGATGTAAATGCACCCGAAGAATATAATCAGTTTAACACTAGTAAAGTAGAAGCTCCAGCAATTGAAAATATTCTATACTTGTTCCCAAGTTGGTTAAAACATTATGTAGAATCAAATATGAATAAAACTGAAGAAAGAATATCAATATCTTTTAATATATCACCGAGTAAATAAATTATGACACTAGAAGAATTACAACAATCAGCTGACAGAGATTTAAAAATAGATGATACTGACTTAGGCACAGAATCAATAAACATACCGATACTTCACAACAAGTATCTACAACACTACAATAAGTTCTGCTTGCTTTTAAAGAAGGCAGAGTACGAACAAAAAGCACTCAAACGACATAAGTGGGAATACTACACAGGCAAATCTGATGCATCCGTGTATCAAGAGAAGCCATTCGACTTGAAAATACTCAAGGCAGATGTTCATATCTATATGGACTCAGACGAAGAACTACAAAAGGCAGACCAGAAAGAAGCGTATCTACGACAAGTAGTAAACTATCTTGAACAGTTATTGCGAAGTATAAACACACGAAACTTTATAATCAAAAACGCTATCGACTGGGCACGGTTTACAAGTGGGGCATTATAATGACTACATATGCTGTTGAAGAAGTAAATTTTGATGTAGAAGAAATTATTAAAAGAAGTGAAGAACAAATATTTAAAGTTGCAAATCAAAAGCGTACAGACGGTTCTTCTTTTAGAAATTCTAATGTTACTTGGATAGATGATTCTAATAAGAATGACGCTTTGGTTTGGCCAGAACTTACAAAACAAATTACTCAACAAATTGATACTATTAACAATAAGTATTTTGGATTTGATTTGTCAAAATGTGAACCTATGCAATATTCAATTTACAACGAAGGTGATTACTACGATTGGCATAATGACAGACGAGAATTTGCATATGGAAATGGTTTAGTAAGAAAATTAAGTTTTACTTTATTTTTAAATGAAGATTATGATGGCGGAGATTTTGAAATTGTTGAACTATCTGGTGCAAAAGAATTGCCTAAACTTAATGTTGAAAATGTGAGTGCGACATTATTAATAAACGAAGGCGGTATGATTACTGGACCCCAACCTTCAGCAGGTACAATGATTGTATTTCCTTCACATCTATGGCACAGAGTTGCGCCTGTTACAAAAGGTCCCAGAAAGTCATTAGTAGGTTGGTTTTTAGGCAAACCTTTTAAGTAATGGAAACTCTTATATTAGAAAAGAAAGACGAAGTGTATCTGACGGTTGATGCTGAGCAAAGTATTCAACGAGAGTTATCTGAGTTTTTTACATTCTATGTGCCTGGATATAAGTTCATGCCTGCCTTTCGTAATCGTATGTGGGATGGCAAGATACGAATGTTCTCACAGAAAACAAAAGAAATCTATTTCGGATTGTTCCCATACATCAAAGCATTCGCAGAAGAAAGAGGATACAATGTTGTCTGTGGCGAAGGCGTTGAGATAGAGAACAATGTATCAAGAGATATCGTTGAAAAGTTTTCTAATAGTCTAGGTCAGAAGTTTGAGGCAAGAGATTATCAGGTCGATGCTATCTATCACAGTCTAAAATTTAATCGTGCCTTATTATTAAGTCCTACTGCTAGTGGTAAATCATTTATTATCTACTCACTCATTCGCTACTACACACATCTAATCAAAGACGATACAAACAATCGAATACTATTAATCGTGCCGACAACTTCGCTTGTAGAACAAATGTATTCTGACTTTCAAGAGTATGGTTGGGATGTAGAAAAGAATTGTCATAGATTGTATAGTGGTCATTCTAAAGAAACAAATAAGAAAGTATTGATATCGACATGGCAGAGTTTGTTTCGATTGCCTAAGGCATACTTTGACCAGTTCGGTGTTGTGTTTGGCGATGAGGCACATCTCTTTAAGTCAAAGTCATTAAGTGAGATTATGTCTAAACTGACAGACTGCAAATATAGAATTGGGTTGACAGGCACACTTGATGGCGCTCAGACACATAAACTTGTGTTAGAAGGTTTGTTTGGCGCTGTCAATAAAGTTACATCAACTAGAAAACTAATGGATAAGAAACAGTTATCAAATTTGACTGTTCGTTGTTTAATACTGAAACATACGCCTGAACATTGTCAAGCGATTTCAAAAGGTAAGTATCAAGATGAGATTGACTATCTTGTCAGTAGTCGGTCAAGGCAAAACTTCATTCGTAACCTTGCGATTAAACTTCAAGGCAATACTCTTGTGTTATTTCAACTCGTTGAGAAACATGGTAAGAATCTACATGAGATAATAAAAGAGAAGGCTGCTGATGGTAGAAAAGTCTTTTATATTTTTGGTGGTGTTGAGGCAGATGAACGAGAAGCAATACGAGGCATTGTTGAGAAAGAAAAAGATGCTATCATTGTTGCAAGTTATGGCACATTCTCTACTGGCGTAAACATTAAGAATCTACATAATATTATATTTGCGAGTCCTTCTAAGAGTAGAGTAAGAAATCTACAGTCAATAGGTCGTGGGTTAAGACTTGGCGATAACAAGGTAGATGCTACATTGTATGACATTGCTGATGATATGACATGGAAGTCAAAAGAAAACTTCACTTTGAAACACTTTCAAGAACGAATAAATATATACACAGAAGAAGAATTCGATTACGAAATGCATAGTATAGACCTCAAGGACTGATAAATATAAGTATGGAAACATTAAACGAACCTACTCACCCTACTGATTACAGATTAGCTAAGTTAATGGACGGAAGTCTATTGATGGGAACTATCTCTGTTGATGATGAACATATGAGAATTATTAACCCTTTAGAGTTAGTAACGATACCTCGTATGACAAATGAAGGCCTAAAAGAAGATACAACTTTATCAAAATGGATACCATTTACTGATGATATAGAGTTTGTAATTGCAAAAGACAAAGTAGTTGTTATCACTTTGGCGTCTGTTGATTTAGCACACTACTATGAAGTTGTTCTTGCTAAAGTTGAGGCGAGTGATGCTAAAATCAGGCCAGCATTGAGTGCTGATGATATAGATAGAATATTAGAAATCGCCGATGAAGAAGATGAAGAACTACTTGAATGGGATGAAGAAGGTGGTAATGTGATAGGTGGTCATAAAATAGACTCTAAGAAGTTTCATTAACCTTTAGGTACTATGGTCTCTCACCGCATCTACATATGCGATTATACAGTACTTTTTACACGCTGTCAAGCGTTTATTCCAATTAAATTACTTTTAGTATATGCTTGACATTTCTTTACAACTCTAGTATAATAGACACTATGAATAAAACAACAGATAGAAATATCAAAAAGAAAAACCAGTTGAAGCATACCAAAGAGAAACTTCATGATTTGAAGGATACTAAAAGTCATAAGAAACTTAATCTAGTTAAAAAACTAAAGAATCTTATGAAGCGTAATGAAAGAAAAGGACTATAGCATGGCAGAAGAAGTAAAACTAAAACCAAAACAGAAACCTCATTATGTAGATAATAAGAAGTTTCTTGTAGCAATGACAGAGTATCGTGAGTTAAGAATTAAAGCCGAAGAAGAAGGCAAAAGACGACCGACTGTTACTAATTATATAGGTGAATGTTATCTAAAGATTGCTAATCACTTATCGTACCGACCTAACTTTATCAACTACACATATCGAGATGATATGATTTCAGATGGTATAGAGAATTGTCTACAATACATGGACAACTTTGACCCCGAAAAGAGTAAGAACCCATTCGCATACTTTACACAGATTATATACTATGCATTTATTCGTAGAATTCAGAAAGAAAAGAAACAACAACATGTCAAACAAAAGATGATACAGAACTTTGGCATTGAAAATATGATGGACTCAATAGAAGGCGATGATACACAATATCAAAGTCAAATGTTAGATTTTTTAAGACGAAACAGCAGAGAAGAACTACCAGAAGATAAGAAAAAAGAAACCACTAAAAAATAATATATTATGAAAATAGCCTTATTGAATGACACCCATTTCGGTGCCAGAAACGATAGTCTTATATTTGATGATTTCTTCCACAAGTTTTATGATGAGGTATTCTTTCCTTATCTAAAAGAACACAACATCAAAACGCTCATTCATTTGGGTGATGTCGTAGACAGAAGAAAGTTTATCAACTTTAGAATTGCTCATAACTTTAGAAATAAGTTTATGAAACGACTATGGGATGAAAAGATAGACACTCATGTCATTATCGGCAATCACGATATCTACTATCGAAACACAAACAAAGTAAA